TGAAGCCAGTCCGTCCCACTCGTCCGGGGTATTGATCCTCTCTCCCGCAAAGCGGAAGCGCAGTCTGGCGAAGCCAGAAGCTCCGGGTATGATGGCGCTGTACTGCCACTGATAGACGCCCCTACGTCCATGTACCTACAGCGTGCGTGGACTTTCAGGTTTAGTCTCTCGCGCCCCCTCCCCCTCAACGCGCCCGGAGCTGTCTCGTGAACACCGAGGACACCGAGACGATCCGTGAAGCCTTGCAGTTCGCCATGAAGCGCTGCGTCTGCGGTGGCTCTGGCATCTCAATTACGTGGGACATGAACGGCGGTTCACCCATCGAGAAGTGCAAGGTCTGCAAGCCCTACCGCATCGCGCTCGCGAAGTTGATGCGGGCAGCACGCTACCGGATGACCGGATGAACGAGGAACGCGACAGCCTGGTCCGCGTGCATCAGGTCCTGTGGGAGTTCGCAGGCGACGAGGCGTGGCAGAAGGCGCAGAGCGCCGTCGCGCACGTCCTGTGGTTGCGCCGCGAGCTGGCAATCAGCCAGTACAACGAAAAAGCATTCATGCAGGTTCTGGAGCAGGAGCGCGCGGAGTTGTTCGCGCTGCGATCCCGTGTCCGTCTTGCGCGTGCGTGCATGGAAGCGAGTGATCCCACCAACGCCCGCGTGATCTTCGGGGCGCTACCGCAAGGAGACGGCGATGAGCAAACCGCGAGGCAAACGACCGGGCTTAAGGGCACGGAGCAAGAACGCGCGCGTGGCAGCGCCGCGAATCAACGTGACTGAACGGGAGGAGCTGTACCGGCTGCGAAAGCAGGTACGACTCGCGCGGGAAATCATGGAAGTGAACGACCCGCTGAACGCGCGCGACATCTTTGGGCCGCCCGAGATGGAAGCGCCGAGCCAGAGCATCGAGGAAGCGATCATCCAGGCTGCGACGGATGCGCCGGATCGTGCGGAGGACGTTTACGCATGACCATTCATCCCGATCAACAGAACGTCGAAGCGCTGTGCGAGGTCGCCGCATTCGTGGACTCCGGTTTCCAGAGCTTTCACGAACAGGTCAAGCATGTGAAGGCGATGGACATCCCGGAGGCCGCGTTTTACGCAGGCGCTGCGCTTGCCTTGCGCCTGATCGACTACTTCCACGAGCCGCAGTACGAAGGGGCCGACATCGAGCACCTGACCGCCCAGCTCTACATGGAGGTCAACGAGTACATGGAAAGTCACGGTATGCGGCTCGAATGGGAGCCGCATCTGCCGAAGAGCAAGGCGCAGTGAGTGAGTGCAGCTCCGCGAAGAAGGGCTTTCACAGCCACGACGCCTGTATGAGAAGCGCTCGCCGGCAGATGGTGAGGCACCGCGGACTCATGCTGCGCGTGTATCACTGCGAGGAATGCAAGGACTGGCACGTCACTTCGACCATTCGCCGGCCGCACAACTTACGAGAAGAGAAATACCTGCGAATGCGTCAGGAATGGGAGATCACATGAACAAATGGCCCTATCAATCGACGCCCTATCTATCCGCCCTGCCCGGCGTCGGCGGCCCTGGTCTCGATGTCGGCGCGGGCGATCTTCCGTCGAAACTGTATTTCGTCACGTCGCTCGAAAACGAGAAGGTGGGCGGTCCCGATCCGCGCGGGCCGAACTGTTTTTCGGGCACGTTCGAGTGGTGCTGGTACGCGGACCAAGGCGAAGGCTTCCACAAGTGGATCTTCCCGCTGGTGTCAGGCTACGTGTACCGGGGGCGCGGGATGCTCTCTCCCGAGCGCGCCAATTTTGACTACATCGGGCACGCAGCTCCCGGCGCGGGACTTTTCGTGCAAACGGGCACGCTCACCGTGCGCGGCAGCAACTCGCGCATCTGGCACTTGCCGTCCTGGGTCGGCGACTTGCCGTCCGTGAACGATGGCGAATACAAGGCGGATCAGCGCGACGCCTTGCAGGCCAGCTCCTCCGACAACGACATAAACCGCGTCGCGTTCATCAACTGCGAGGCGCGTTTCTCGATGGATGAGGCAGTACAGGTCTACTACGACGCGCAAGGCACGAGCTGGATACGCGGCGCGATCTACGATCCGTTGCACATCCCGCCCGATTTTGGCGACCCGGATATTCAGAATCACGAACCGGGCACGGATCACGGCTACGGGCATCTCGTCGGCGGCAAGGCGGATTACTCGCTCGTGATGCAGTCGCTTTACGCACACACGACGGATCGCAACCCGCTTGTTGGCGCACCGAACCACGCGCACATCAACAACCTCCACTACAACCACGGCCGCGCCACGGGCGGACGCGGTGAGGCGCTGAACATCGATGACAACGGCGAGCACAACTTAAACTCCGGGCTCACGATGCAATGCAACTGCGTCGGCAACGTCACCGTGCGCGGCCCCGAGCAGAGCGATAGTTTGACGCTGGCGAAGGTGATGGACGTGACGGCGGGCTCAAGCGGCCATTCGGCGAACAACTCATGCTTTGGCTGGCCGAGCCCCTACTCGCAAGCCGGTTTCTTCCACGAACAGCCCGCAGGCTATCTACAGCCGACGTTGCGGCGTGGTGCGTGGCCCTTGGGGCTGGGGTTCAACTACGACGGCGTGTTGCGGCCGTGCGCCGATCCGCTCCATCCGCGCGTGCAGGAAGGTCTCGCCTTCTCGCAACTCATTCGCGAAACGGTCGGCTGTATGCCGGCGCGGCGGTATCTGGTCGCGGGTGGCGTGAATCGCGTCATGGATCAGATCGACGCGGCCATTCGCGGCATCACGCAAGCGCCGCAGTACGTGAACACGGTGGACGAGGCCGGCGGCTGGCCGCAGATCACTGAGTATTCCATTGACCCCGCGAACCCGAGTACGGACTACCACGCGCCAATGCCCCTTGGCGAGGAACGCGACGAGGTGATGTTGTTTGGCTCGTTCTCCGATGGCACGTCGATGGTCGGCTATTCACGCCTGCGTGCGTGGTGTATCGAGCAATACTTTTACGTGATGGGTAGATAGGCGATTAAAGAGGAGGCGTTATGCCGTTATTTGAAGTGGCGATTTTGCAGAAACCGACGAAGAAGGAAGCGGAGGATGGAGCATCGGAGAAGCTGGTGTTTGGCCCCAAGTGCGTCGTCGCGCGTGACGATCAGTCGGCCGCGATTGAGGCCGTGATGGACGGCGAGGTGCCGCGCGACATTGAGCGCTCTCGCATCGAGGTACTGGTCCGCCCTTTTGCGTGAGGCCGCGCGACAAGACGGCGGCGGAATGCGCCGAGGTCTCGCGGCCACGGGTAAACCCGTTGATAAAGGCGGCTCTGCAAGCGGCGGATGACAAGATGAACCAGCAGTCTGAGGCCGATTGGCGACAGCAGATGAGGTCGAACGCCGTGAGTCTCGTCAACTACGCGACCGCGCCTGTGGGAGCGAAGAAGTTTGAAGGGAGTAGTTTGTCGCGATGAACAAAACATCGAGCGATGCTGGAGTCACCAACGAGCGGCTTGCCGAAGTCGCCATACAGAACGTGAGCGCGCAGCCCCATGAGGTGCGCGCCGTGTTCGCCGAATGCCTCGCACATCGCATCGCGAGCCACTGGCCCGGCTCGAGGAAATTACTGGAACATCCGCGCGAGCCGGCGGAGAAAACCGTGTGAACGTGCGCGACCTGATCGTGGACATGCGCGGGGGGTATCCGGCGACGTGTTCCTTCTGCAAGAAGGACACGCCGCCGGGGCAGTTAGAGCCCGAAGAGGCTGGCGATTGGGTGTGCTGGGAGTGCCTGCATCGGTGGGCCATCGAGGACGGCAACGTGCGCGAGGAAGCGTTTTGGGAACGACGAATGAAGGCAGCGACGTGCGTACGCTGACGCTGAAAATGATGGCCGAGGACGGCTACATCATGGGCCTACCTACCATCGGTGAGGTGGCGACGCATATGGACCTGCATTACGATCTCTACTTCTCCATCGACAACTTTGCCGCCGAAATGGCCGCGTTCGAGGGCTTGATCCACGGCCACCTTGAAGAATCGATTTTCAAATATCTGACGGACGAAGATAAGCAGCGCATGGATGACGAACTCGAAAAAGCGTTCAACGACGCGCCGCTGCCGGAGGGCTTCGATGACATAGGTTAGCCCAAGGAGGCCCTATGTCTCGCTCCATTCGCCGCCATCAACGGGCGGTCGCTCGCGTGCGCAAACTGCGCATCGTTTCTCAGTGCTGGGGTTCTCGTCACGGCGTCAAGCGTCCGTGGCGCGAGCTGTCGCGCGCCGTCATGAACGAGCCCGGGTGGTGGGTTCATGAGTGGATGACCGTCCCCGCTCGCCGCCGCTCTCGCCTGCTCGAACATCTCGTCGTGCGCGGCGTCGAGGATGACTGGCGCTGGCCCGACAACCGCAAGCCGCATAAGTATTACTGGTGACGATAGACACCTGTACGTGATGCGCGTAGGGTCCGCGCCGGGGCAGTCATCGGTGTGGGGTGGAGCGTTTCATGGCGTATCCCCCGGCATACGTTCGCGCGTACTCGTTCACGGACTTCGAGACCACCAATCCGGGTGAGCCGAAGCCCGGTAACAAGCTCGACACCGAATACGATGCGGTCGCGAATGCGCTGACCGCTACCCAAACCGCGCTCGCGCTCATCCAACGTGCAGACGGCGCGCTCGCCAACGAGTCGGTTGGCGTCGATCAACTGCAAGCCGGGTTGTTTGATGGCATCGCCGACGTTGCTGTGGCGGACGCGGAGGCCGCTGCCGCTGCTGCGGCGTCCAGTGCTGCCGCTGCGGCTGGATCGGCGAGCGCTGCCGCGACTTCTGCCACCGACGCGACGACCCAGGCTGGCATTGCAGCCGGCTCCGCCGCAACGGCCGGCGTCAGCCAGAGCATCGCGCAGGGGGCTGCGGTCGATGCGGCCGACTCGGCCGCCGACGCCGACAACTCCGCCGACGTTGCCGTCGCCGCCGCGAACGACACGGCCGGCTCCGTCGCCGCGACCGAGGCTGCGGTACAACGCGCCTTCGAGTGGGCCGAACTACTCACCGGCCCGGTGTTGCCCGCCCCTCCTGGCTGGCCCGAAGCCGTCGATGACGGCATGTTTTCCTCGAAGTGGTGGGCGATCCGCGCTCGCGACTTCAACTCGACCGACACCATCGACCTTGGTCCCGGTGGCGAGGCCGACATCGGCGAAGCGTTCGACAACTGGGACGCGATCCCCGGTAACGACTTGGGTCTCGGCCAGACCTTCGCGCAGTGGGGCACGCCGCCGCACACGTACATCCTGATTGACCGCGACAACCCTTCGGACCCGGCGAGCTGGACCGACATCACGGGCGGCCCCGGCCCTCCCGGTCCCGCAAATAGTTTGAGCATCGGCGCGGTGACGACCGGCGCGGTGGGTCAGCCCGCCGCCGCGACGATCACGGGCGCGGCGCCAAATCAGGTGCTCAACCTCACGCTGCCCACGGGCGCGACTGGTCCCGCCGGCCCGACTGGTGCGGCTGGTCCCCCGAATGCGCTCGCGATTGGCACGGTGACGACGGGAGCACCCGGCTCGCCGGCAGGAGCCACGATCACCGGCACCGCGCCGACACAGACGCTCAACCTAACTATCCCGCAGGGACCGCAAGGCATTCAGGGTATTCAGGGCATCCAAGGTCCTCCGGGGGCGGGCCTCCTTGCCGACCCAACCGCACTCGTCGGACTGGCGGCGGTTCCCGGCACAAGCCTCGCCGCGCTCCGCGCAGATGGAGCGCCCGCGCTCTCGCAGGCCATCACGCCATCGTGGACCGGGCTGCATTCGTTCACAGCCAACACCGGCGCGGCAGGGGGTTCGTGGCAGATAGTGAACAACGCGCCGACGTTTGTTCTGTGGGTCATGTCAGAGGCAGTCAACGCACGAGCTTGGTACACACAAGCCAGCGGCGCTAACTACTACCTTGGCGTTATGAATGACGGCGTTTCGGCCGTGAAGAACGCGCTGCAAATCACGCGCGCTGTCACGACCGTCACCAACCTGTCATTCGGTAACGCAGCCGACAACCCGACGTACAACTTTCTCGGCACGGGCGCGGCCAGCTTCGGCGGCGCGGTCAACACCGGACGCCTAACAGTCTCTGTCCCCGATGGGGCCATTGTCGCGGAGTTCACTTCTCCCAGCGGCAAGCTGCGCTACTACGCTTACAGCGGTGGCTCCGCATACATCCAAGCCCACAACCTTGCGTCGTCCGCGCAGATACCGCTGGTTATCGACTCGATGTCGGCGAACATCACCGGCCCTATCTACGAGTCAAACGGCACCGTAGCCGCTCCTGCCTATTCGTTCCTCAACGACCCAGACACCGGCATGTACACGGGCGCGGGCGACAACACGCTGCGCTTCACGACCGGCGGCAGCATCACGTTCTATATGGACTCGGCTAACAACCGCGTCATCTCTTACTACTCGATGCAGTTGGCGACGGACGGCTCGTTAGGCGCGCCGTCGTATACGTGGACGAGCGACACCGACACCGGCCTCTTTCGTCGCACAAACAATCAGATCGGGCTTACGTGCGGCGGTGTGCTCGTCGCGGTGTTCGATCAGGGGCAGGCCAACTTTCTTTCTACCTCGACGTACGTCCAAGACGGCACCGTGGGACAGCCGGGACTGACGTTCAACAACGACACCGACACCGGCATCCTGAGATACACCCTCAACACGCTCGCGATAAGCGCGGGCGCGACGGCCGTCGCGCTCTTCAATCCAGCGTCGATGATCTTGACGAAACCCATCTACGCCATTGATGGGTCGGCGGCCGTGCCTTCCTACTCGTTTGATAACAACACGGACACCGGCATGTACCGCGGTCAGGAGCTGAACGCTGAAGCAATAGGCTTCTCATGCGCTGGCGTAGGAACGATGTATGTCGCACCGAATGCGATTGTGGCGGGTTCCTCGACAACAAAGTTTTACGCGCAAGACGTTGGCTACTTCTTCATCTCCGACCAAGACACCGGCTTCAGTCGCCCAGGTAGCGACACAATCGCCGTTACGGTTGGCAACACCTACGGCGGCGGCTGGAAGTATGCCGGCGGCAACCCGCAGTACCTCGCGAACGATGGTTCCGGTGGGCTGCCGTCAATCAGCTTCGACAGCGACCCCGACTCCGGCTTCTTTCACACGGCCAACGCCAACGAGATCGCGCTCTCGACTGGCGGTGGCGCACGCCTCACGCTCAATACGACGAACATCACTTCGTCGCTGAACATATCCGCGCCGACCTTCACGACTACCTCCTCGCGCACCATCAAACGCGAGACCGGCGCACCGTCCAGGCCCGCCAACATCCTCGCGCGTCTGCGCCCGCTTCTGTATCGACTTCTCGACGGAGACGACCGCGAACAGTTAGGTCTCATCGCCGAAGAAGTCCACGACGTGTGCCCGCAGCTCTCGGACGGCAAGACCGTGGCGTATGACCGTCTCGCGATCTTGCTACTCGCCGCTTGGCAGGACGAGCATCTGGAGGCTGCGTAATGGCAACTGGCTATCTAGCCGGCGGCAGCGACCTCGACGCGATCTTCGCGGCCCGCGTCAGCGCCGCAGCGGCCAACACCGGCTACTTGAGCAACGGCGGCGTTGATATCTCGCAGCGTTTCGAGCCGCGTGGCGGAGCAACCGCAATCGGCAACACCAACCTCAAGGCCGGAGCCACCGACCTCGCGCAGATATTCCGGGGCATCTCAACGCTGCTTCTGACGACGCATTCGATGGTCGCCAACAAGCCGGTAAGTAACGACCGCTTCGGCTACGCGAGCACCGACATCGCCGCGCCGTTCGGCTCGTTCTCGCCAACGCTGGTTGGCTCCAACGACCTGCAACAGTGCTTTTTCTTGGGCATCGGCGGTCAGAACCAAGTCGCCTTTCGTCACCCCAGCGTGACGCCCGTGGACACCGACTCCACATGGCAACGCCTCGTAGCGACCGGCGTTTTCAACGACTCGGCGGGCGCAACTGTGTCGCGGACGCTCACCCGCAGCGCCGCGACGAGCGGTAGCACCGGCAGCGGTTCCGGCTGGGTCAATCGCATCTGGCTCTTCGCCGGAGCGCCGGCCGTTTTCATCAGTGGCAACACCTACGCCATCAACATCTATCACTTCTAACTACGCGAGGCACACATGGTCAACGGACACGACAAACAGGTTTCAATCAACCCACAGCAGGCGGCCGTCAACGCACTTCAGTTTTTGGACGGCGTGTCGCACACCCGCGCGCAGCGCGAGGCGTATGACCAAGCGGTCGGCATGTTGCAGGCGATTGCGACCGGGCAAGTGATCCTGGCTCCGCCGCCATCCCTGCCCGCGCCAGCGCCGGAGCAAGTGCAGCCCTCATGAGAGTTGCGCCGCTCATCGCCTACTTCGCCCTCACCGGCTGCGCAGTCGAAAGACTGCCGGATCGCGTGGGCGTGGAGCGTACGGCGCGCGTCACTCTCATGCTGTGCGTTTTCGCCGGCTGCCGAATAGAAACGCCGACCCCTTCGCCCAGCGTCTGCAAAGACGAAAGCGGGCTGAACCCTCATGCCTCGCGGCTGGGTTTCGGCCCGTGGGCGGAGGGGATCGGCCCCGGTGTCGCGCGATGACTGCACGTAAGCGAAAGCCAGTGCTGCCCGCGACATCGCTGCCGCCAAGCGACGCCAATCCGGCCAAGGAAGAGAAAGCCATCGAGGCGTTGCGAACGCGCCTTGAGGCGATGGAGCGTCTGGAGGTTTTCGCGAAGGCCCGCGACGACTTCCTTCTGTACTGCCGGCTCATGATGCCGACGCCCGACGAGCCCGACGATTTGAATGCCTCGCTGTACGAAGTCGCAAAACATCACAAGGTTCTCGCCGCTGCGCTCGAACAGGTTGAGAAAGGCTTGTGGCCCAGGTTGATCGTCACGATGCCGCCCAGGCACGGCAAGACGCAGCAGATCAGCAAGTTTTTCCCCGCGTGGTTCACCGGCCGCGATCCGTATCGCTCAACCATCATCGCGACCTACAACGACGACTACGCGGGCGACATCGGCCGCGACGTGCGCGACGTGCTGCGGCACCCGCGCCACCGCGACATCTTCCCGCTGTGCAAACTGAAAACCGGCGCGCAAGGTTCCGACCGCATCAAGACCGCGCAGAACGGTCAGCTCTCATTCGTCGGCCGTGGCAGTAGCTCGACAGGTCGCGGCGGCCATCTACTTATCGCCGACGATTTAATCAAAGACGCCGAGGAAGCCGACTCCCCGACGATCCGCGAAAAGATATGGAACTGGTTTGTGAAGGTGTTCCTCACTCGCCAGATGCGCGCGGGCTCGTGCGTCGTGCTCGTGATGACGCGCTGGAACGAGGACGACGTAGTGGGCCGGCTCACCGATCCGCACAACCCCGCGTACAACAAGGACGAGGCGTCGAAGTGGAAGGTGCTGAACCTTCCCGCGATTGCCGAGCTGTCGGACCCGATGGGCCGCAAACCCGGCGAGGCGCTGTGGCCGGAGCGCTTCCCGCTGCCGATGCTCGAAGCGCAGAAGCGCATCGATCCGATGGGTTTCATGGCGCTGTACCAGCAGCGACCCTCGCCGGAGGAAGGCTCGTTCTTCCGCGCGGCCTGGCTGAAGACCTACGTCGCATCGAATCGGCCACCCGCCGCGGAAATGCGGATATACGCCGCGTCCGATCACGCCATCGGCACGGATCGCAAGAAGCACGACGCGAGCTGCATGATTATCGCGGGCGTATGTCCTAACAAGTATCTGTGGATTCTCGATTGTTATTGGGCGCGCAAGCCGCCGGATCAGACCGTCGAATCGATGCTCGATATGTGCGCGCTGTGGAAACCGTCGTTCTGGTTCGCCGAGAACGAAGCGATTCTCAAATCAATCGGCCCGTGGATTTACAAACGCAAGATTGAGCGCGGCATCCCCGTGGTGCTCGACCCGATGCCGGTCCACAAAAACAAGGAAGCCATTGCGCAGTCCATCGCTGGCCTGATGCAAGCCGGCCGCGTGGTGTTCCCGCGCGCGGCTCCGTGGTTCCCGGAAGCCAAACACGAACTCATGCACTTCCCGCACGGCGCGAACGATGACTTTGTGACGGCGGTTTCACTCATGGGACTGAAGGTGCTCCAGCTCATCGCGGGCACGCCGCAGAAGGACAAGCCCGGCACTACGCACGGCACGTTCGGCTGGTGGAAGAAAGAAATGGCCTATCAACAGCAATTGCGCGAAGCGCCGGCTACGGCCGAGGTGTGGTGATGATTATCAAAGGCTACGACATATCGATTTCCGACGCTCGCGCCGCGCTCGTCGCCGAGTTGCAGGAAGACGTGCGCGCCGACAAAAAGCATTACCGCGACGCCTTCAAACAGATGCTCGATGACATGGAGGTCGCGTGGACTGGCGCATCGAAGAGCTGGCCGAAGATGAACTACAAGGTCAACATCACGCAGCGTTTTGTCAGGCAGAAGGTTGCGAGCCTCTACGCCAAAAATCCTCGAGCTGTGGCGAAGTGTCGAACGAAGCTCAAGTACAAAGTCTGGGACGGCACGATGCAGCAATTGCAGACGGCCGCGCAGGGACTGCCGGACCCGGCAACGGCGATGGCGATTGTGCAGGACGCCCAGGCTGGCAAGGCCGAAGACGAGATGTACAAGAAGCTCGGCAAGACGCTGGAATGCTGCTTCCACTACTACATCGATGAGCAGATTCCGACGTTCAAGAGTCAGATGAAGCGCTGCGTTCGCTCCGCGATCCAGACATCAGTCGGCTACGTGAAGCTCGGCTTTCAGCGCGAGACGGACCTGTCACCCGACAACAAGGCGAAGATCGCCGACTCACAACAGCGGCTCGCGCATATCCAGCGACTCATCGCAGACTTGGGGCCGGAGGGTGACAAGCGCAAACACGACGCCGAGGCCGAAGAGCTGCGGCTTGCGGTTGAACAACTGCGCAAGGAGCCGATGGTCATCATCCGCGAAGGGCTCGTATTCGATTTCCCGAAACCGACTTCCGTGATCCCGGATCGCAAGTGCATCTCGCTCGATGGTTGGATCGGCGCGGATTGGGTCACGGAAGAACTGTTCATGACGCCCGATGAAGTGAAGGAGTTTTATCAGCTCGACATCGCGGGCGCGGCGATGTCCAACCTCCCCGGTACTTCGTACACCGCCTACTCCACCAGCGGCACCGAGTATCGACAGAACCCGCGCGCGGACCTGTCCGGCAAGCGTGACGATTTGTGCTGCGTGTGGATGATGTATCACAAGCCCACGGGGCTTAAATTTGAGCTCGCGGACGGCTTCAAGGACTTTCTCAAGGACCCAGAAGGCCCAGAGGTAGCGGTCGAACGCTACTTCCCTATCTACGCATTGTGCTTCAACGAGCTGGAGCACCCGACGAAGCTCTTTCCGCCGT